GTTTCCCAATCTGCACCAAGTGGTCCCGTCTACTCAACCTTCCACTTTGCAAACGACTGTTCCGACCTCCTAAAGTGTTTACAACTACCTCCACTTCCAACTGCGGCGCAACAAATCAAGCACTCAATCTTGAATGGCGTTCCTTTTGTCACACGACACAATTCCCAAATTACTCACGACCACTCACACAACGCTCCATCGTTTTTGGTCTTCGACTACGGAGACGAAGGTTCGTGCCACGTACAATGCGCTGTTGATGTCAAACGTTGCTCCACCACACATTTCACGCGACCAAGGCCAATAAGCAATTTTACGCTACTCGAAATCATCATGCTTGCTTCGATTGCACTCTTTTTGCCTTTTGTCACCTACTGGGTATATTTGGCCCACGAGTACCCATATCCCATCAAACACATCACTACTCGGCTTGGTTGGACTGAAGTGAACGACCAACAGGCTGTCACATGTTGTTTCGTCATCTGCCTCTTTTATCTCATGGTGTCTTTGTACTCTACTTATCGATACTTCACTCTTCCACGATACCTCAGCAGAGACGACTACAGTCATGTTGTTGCAATTGCTGCCTTTCTCGGAGCTCTTCCTTACAAAATCTACTCACTCACTGGCGGTTATTCCAATCGACTGACAAACAGCATTGACTCCGTGGTTTGCCGAGCCACATTTCAAGAACAAACCCAACTCCCATGTTCATTTATGGTTTATGGGCTCACGAAATTTTCACACACGACTTGGCATCCTGACTATTTCGGCACTCCACTACTTACAACCCTCCAATATTTCACTCTCGCGAGCTGTCTAACAGGCTTGTGGATCTGGTTGTTCCAATCCTCTTTCAAACGATTTCAGCAGTCAGTGTACTACACACTATACAAGTTTGCCTACACTCCATCACATTCTATCCCTCAGGGTTTTTCAATCAGAAACATTAGTAGGTCCAAATTCATCAAAACTCTACTGCACAACTACTTCACAGATCACACGACGCCCACTGGCAGTCTGTTCGTTCCCCGCAAGGTTGTACTCGACTCACAAATCACCCTCCACGCTAAAGACTGCACCATTTTTGACAACGAGATTTGCACATGTGGAGTTCCCTTTTGTTCAAACCTGCCACAAGAGTTTTCAAATGCTGTTGCACTGGGTAATTATGTACCAGCGCCAGAAGGAGTGGCAGCATGTTTCGCTAGTGTCCAACAACGCCTTGCGGCCATCGGACAACCGATTTTTCCCCTCCACGACCATGCAGTACTCGCCCGTGATCTTTCCCTAGCAATTGCAAGCAAAGCTGGCAGCACCACTCTCCCCAAGATCATCCCTTATCATCCTAAATGGAACAATCCCATGCTCGGTTGTGTACTATGTGGTCAGACGGGGAAGAAGTGTTCATGCCACGCTGGGCGTGGTGGGCTCTGCAAATGCGGCCTCTACACTACCAGCATTTATGGCAAGGCAGTGTGCACATACTGCGCGCCAGAGCTTCACATGCCGAGGAAAATTTCTAGCTATTGGCCAGCCGGGGCAAAAGATCTCATATTGTCATTCTCTCGCGGATTTGCCAGGTTCGTCCGCAAGCAAGTCATCCATGTCCCCTTTTTCGCGCTACCGACCGTCCCTTGCGTTAAGGACTGTTTACAACCCACCCCTTTCGACTCCATGGTCGTCAAAGCGAACCCCGTTAACCGTTGCATCAAAATGGGGACCCAATTCGTTGGCTTGTTTTTCCAAGCCATCCCTTTTGTGGCCGACGTGAGTCTTTCCAGTAGCTACACGTCTGTCACGGCGCGCCAAATCAGGAACACTCCCAAGTACAACCATAACACGTTCACTGACCTATGGAACTTTGTGTGGAACTCATTCCACGTCATGTTCCATTTTGCACTGCGTCCAATTCCACCTCTCAAATGGGATGACTTCGTGTCTCGGTTTCCACCATCTCGCAGAAAACAACTCACACGGTCGAAGGTTTACGCGGAAAAGCACGGTTTGCCGTCCAAGTGGAACCGGAGGAACTGCTTCCTCAAGCGCGAGGTCACCTGCCAGGGTGACTTCGACAAAACGCTAAAAGGAAGAATGAACATTGAGAAGTGCGCCCGCGAACTATTCGGTTGTGTACCAGTTTTGGCCGGACATGGTCCAAGTGGACCCATTCCCAACTCAATCATACCGAGTAATGTCCTTCGACAAATCCCAGAAAAGACGTGGAAAGAATTCATGTACAACCCAAACACTGGCTCGTTGATCCCACGAAACGTGCATGCTGATTTGCTCAACACCTGCACTAGTCAATACACACGTTGGTACTCCCCTCGCAACATAACGGGCTGGGGCGACTACATCGCCTCAGTCGCCACCGGCCCGTTCTTTGTTGCTTGGTCGAAGGCCTTCGCCCGAGGGTGGAATGCCGAATCGAGTTGGTTCTACGCATCTGGCGCAACCAACAACACGGTTGGCAGATGGATGGACGCCTCCCTCGAGGGAGGCTTCATTTATCACGTCCACGGGGATGCAGTGAAGTGGGACTCGTGCTTCAATGCACAGGCGTTCCACGTCGTTCACAGGATCTACGACTTCTTGCTTGATCAACTGGACACCACGCACAATGTGTCACTCTTCCGCACAGTCATCGCCCAAATGGCAAAACACGGGTTGGCCCAATTCAAGGTTGGAATAGATTTGGTGCTACTCTGGAAACAACGCCATGAAAGCTCACGCGGCTCGGGAGATAACGACACGACCTTTGGGAATTCCCTTTTCGCTTGCATCATGCACACATACGTTATTGTCGTGGCATTCTTCGAACTTGAGGGCACTCCAAGGACGATCATCTTCTTCATCCGCAATTTCCGCGTGGCCTTCATCGGCGACGATATGGCACTCGCCTCAAGAAGGAGACTCACCGAAGCTCATCTCACAAAGATGAATGAAGTCTACCGACGGCTCGGATTTGAGTACGAGCTTGAGATCGCGGAAACTCCATCTGGCGTCTCTTTCATGGGGGGACACTTCTTTCCTGTGCGCGCTGGCAATTCCACGCGCCACGTCCTGGTTCCTGAGTTGCGTAGGTGGCTCCCCAAAATAGGGGTCACCTGCAACCACCAGGACCGCCCCCACACCTGGATCGCTTCAGTTGGAAAATGTTGGAGAGCCTACTCATTTCACCCAATCATACACGCAATTTCCCAGTGTTACCTACGCATCAATTCAGACGACATGGGAAATGTTCACGATCCGTGGCAATTCAGGCGAAATGAGTCAATGCCACTCTACCAACAACATGAAAACTGGTTCGAAGCTTTACGAGCGAGGAATCCCCGCCTTCAACTGGAAACTGTCATCGATTTTGTAAATACCGTGAACTCCATCACCCAGCTTCCTACCCTCCTCCTCCATCCCCTTATAGAACAAATAGTGTGAGATACACAGCTCGGGCACAGCGCGCGTCACACACACACACTTGTCGAATACTGACGAACGGGCCTTACACGTGCACGACATTAAACAATCGCACCTTGTCCCCAGAAACACAGTCTAAGTCTCTACAACTACAAACAAATCAAACTGGAATATGTCTACAAAAGACCAACCCAAAAGAAGCAAATCGCGCCAAGGAAAGAACAAATCAAAACGACAAACCAACCAAAAGAGCAAGCAACCTCAGTCGAAGAAGCCACCTACGACCCGACGAGCAATGGCGGCTCGCCCACCCAGGAACAGGCAACTCGAACCATATGTTGCGAAGTTGACGACACAGCCCAATCGAATGGTTCTCGGGTTCACGTTGCCCCACATGTTCCCAACACCCAGGTTGTCAACAATCTACAACGACTTTCCCACAGCAACAGCCAGCCCATTTTTGATTCGCAATGTGGATTGGACCACACCTTCCGGGTCGACCACTCGCGCAGTCCCCAAGGGCCAGTTCGTTGCAGCAGTGTGTCGAAATCCACTTGCCTCCGTCGTCCAGAATTACGAATATCCCGAAGGTATGGTCAGTGAGTACAATTTGTGGTTCGCCGCACCGTACTCCGGATCCCCATTCACCAACCGCTTCAGTTATGAAGTGAACATGCCCACCACGGCCATCATTCCTTTCGACATAAATCTTCAGACTGGTGTGGACCCTGAATACCTTCAAGACAATCAATGGGGCGACAACACCTATTCGCACCCACATGGCTACTACTACTACGCAGTAGATGCAGCTGGGCGAAAGGGCTTTTACGTCAGCAACCACGACACTCGTCTCGAAATCAAGCAAAAACATTACACTTCGGCGTCAGATGCGACTGGGACGGCATTGTTCCGCGTGTTATACTGGAACAACTCAGTGTGGGACCGAACGAGTAACGTCATTCGCATGGATGTCAACGACCCAATCGACACACAAGTGACCCTTGTTTTCGACAAACCTGGATACTATGCCATCGAGTGCGAGTACTCTTTGAAGATCTTCACCACTGCCCAACAAATATTTGAATACGAAATCATGCTCTGGGCCACTGGCAACCAATGGGGCTTCTCGCCAATGAGTTACATTGAGGATGTCCAATCATCGATCGGCGGGATCCGCGTTCCCGCTATCAGCATCATGTTGACTCAAAGATCTGCGGTTTTGTCCCAGGGTGGACAGATTTGTGGATGCCAACTGAAGAATGGCGAATCTTGGGAGTCACCGATCGCAAGTGGCAACCCATATTCCGAACTTGCCAGTCGAAGCACATCCTGGTTTGGCACACTGCAACAAGGGATATATGGCTTTCTCAAGCCAACTTCCCAACCCGAATTTGACATCCAAAGGAGCTTCGAGGTCGAGGATGGAGAGGTCGTTGGATACCACAACCCAATCAACCCAGTGGGTTCATGGTTGATGATTTGTGCCAGCGCCCCCCCCTTCACGGTCCCCGATTCGTTTCCGGGTGGACTTGCTTACCTGACCGTCAATTATGGCATCGAGTTTGTAACAGACAACATTTGGTTCTCCCAATTCATTGCCGATTCCACTGCTCAAGAATTTGAGCGAGCCCTCGAAATCCTCAAGAATACACAACAGTGGCATGAAAACCCGATGCACCTGCGCGATCTGGTTCGAAGTGCAATGAGCGCTGGTCGAACTGCGCTCAAACTCGCACCCAGCATTGCCAAGATTGTCGGAACATTGGTACCAGGCGTCGCACCCTCAGCAGCTGTCGTTAACGCTCTCACGACGCTTGGACGCGCCATTTGATTGATTGAAATGTGAAAGTTTGATAGTGTAAATAGAGAAACGCTCAGAAATTCAAAAACATAAACACATCTGATCGCACCACATGCCATAGCCAACTTTGCTTGGAATGGTTTCTCTCCCCTCCCATCAAAACACTTCACCCTTCTCAACAAAACTAATTCCACAACCAGCCCAGCCTGGAGTGGTCCCCCCTCCCATTCTGCCTTCAATGGCGCACACCCCCCAGGAACAACAGCCGCCTCGTTAACAAATGCTGCCTGGG